ATAGGTTCAAAATTAAATGGCTTATATTGGATATATGCCCCAGTGGATAGTTACCCACCAACGGCAATAATATCTTTGAATTCTGTATAGTTTGCATCAGTTACAAAAAAGCTATTTTGATTTTGATTGTCTGCTATGCGTTCCACAATGTTTGAACCTTTGCGCTTTAATGCTCCAATAGTGCCAACTGGGTCTAAATGGCGTAGGTCGGTTTTATCGAAAGAATACATTTTAGTCGGTATCAAATCGGAATCGCCCCTACTGCCTTTAGTGTTGAACGCAATGGCAGTTTTATACTTTCGAGACATAGCAGTTTTAAATGCTTTTTTACTTTGTATGCTTGCCATTGATGCGCTGAAAGTAAGATCATAGTTTGATAATGTATTTTTACGCATTCTGCTGATTATTTTTGTATAGTCGTAAAATTGGCTGTTAGGTCTAGCGGTTATTATATGCGTAAAATCAATATCGCTCGTACCATTCAAACGGAACAGCGCAGGAGTGCCGCCAGCTTTTTGGGCTTTTCTTTCGGCTTTGTCTATCTCAGCCAGTAATTGAGTGTTGAACCAATCGGGACGCAATAACATTAAAACGGTTCGCTTTGTGGCGGCATCTTGGCACATATCCATTAATAAGCGTCCCGACTCGATCAAGCATGGTTTTTTGCATCCAGCCTTTTCAGCGAAAGCGCATAAGGTTTGAACAGCTACCTTGTCAGCAGGTTGCAAGTATAAAATATATGTGTCGAATTTATCGCCGCCCTTCTCAACCTTTGTGCTAGTGCCAAAAATAGAAAAGCCTTTAATTTTATTTAGATATTCTAGGTTCAGGAGTGCCCATTGTTTGGCCTTTGGGTTTATCTTGGTGCTGTTCTGTATATCTTGCTTGGTTATAGTTTCCATTTTGAATGCCTCAGTGGATAGATAAAATAATAGTTTCTACTGGATAGGCTACCGCCATTGATAGCCTATGCGCTAGATACTATGCCTCAGTGGATATATTGCAAGCTAAAAAATATTTGAATGCCTTTCACCAGTAAAGTAGAACCGATAACAGCACCACCAGACAATATAAGCCAGCCTATAAGCTCTGCTATCTGTTGCTGGCGTTTGGCTTTCTGTTTTATTCTTTTATATGCGCTATTCATTATAAGTCACCCACAATATCAGTCATTAATTTATATTCATCATCGGTGGGCTTTTCGCATACATTGAATAACCAACCATTTACTTTTATATATTCGTTATTGTCTAAACAATAAGCCAAAAAAGTGCCATCAAAATCGGTATCAATCGGAGCTTTAATATATAAATCATATTCATCAGAGTATAAATAATATTCTTGCCAGTTATTAATATTCATTATTTTACCGCCTTATTGTTTGCGTTTATTTCAGCTAAAGTTTGAAGCCTTCAGGATACATTATGGCAAACCTCCATTCGCTGGCTGTTTCTTCAATGTATTCCTTATCCTCTGGAAATAGTGAAACAATAAGCTCAACAATCGCCCAACGCTGGTGTTGGTGTTTAGTTATCCATTGATCAGCGTTTCTGTGGTCGCTTTCGTTCCAATACTTTTCTTCTTGGCAGTTATAAGTTAAAGCATCTTTAAGCTGTTGCATTGTATCGTTAAAAGTGATTGCGTTTATCATAATATATACCCTTAGTTTGCCTGTTAGTTTGTGTTGCTGTTGCGGTGAAGTATACACAAGTAAACCAAGCGCAGTAATTTTTGGGTGACTAAAGTTTGCTATTGGGTCACAAAGCAAAAAAACAGGGTATTAGCAAAAAGAAAAAAACAGACCACAAGACACACAAAGCCGAATGATTATTCGATTTTGGTTTGATGATAGTATCAACTGCACCTAATCCGATGCTATATCTAATACAAGCCCAGTGATACCAACGGTTTGCGCTGATAATGTGGCGTTTATTGTGGCAATACCCACCCCACCACCTAAAAATTCACAGTCTGGGAGGGTACGAGGGGGAGTTTCTGGCGGTGATATATACGATAGACCCCTCAGATTTTTTTAGTAAAACCTTTAGCCCCCTAAAAGTGCATCTTTACGACACTTTTTAGTCCATAAAAAAGCACTTCTAGTTTACGATGAGCCGTATAATAGTTTTCAATCAGTCGAGGTCTACAGAACTTCACCATATAGGTGACCTTTTGTGTACTTTAGTTTACACTTTCGGGTTCTTCTTCATTAATGTCGAATATACCTTCCAAATAACCAGCAGTTATCTCTAGTTTCAGCCCTTCCATCATAAGGACTACCTCACTAGGGTCTACATTGGTAGCCATCTCTAGTTCACCACCATTTTTACAGACAAGTACAAACTTCTCTGAGTCATTGATAAGTGAAGCTAGTTCATCACCGTTATCGGGTCGAATCGGAGTTACATTGGTCATCTAAGTTTCCTTATTGGCTATACAAGTATACAACTATATATACATAAAAGAGCATATTGTATACATATTAGTTTATCGTGTTCATTGGATAAGTATGTTCAGTATTATTGAACACCCTATAGATACCTTTAGATACCCTATAGTTCATCTATTGCTTTCTTCTATAGAGATTATCACCTATCTTTCTTCCCTTATAGGAATCTTATTCCATAGGTCTCTATAGGTTTATCTATAGGGTATCTTTTTTCTTCTCTCTACTCTAATATGGTGGGTATTAAAATAAGTATGTAAATCAGGTACTTGTCTTTACCTTATTGCATGATTACTTATCCAGTTATCCCTCTTTTGTTTCCTCCCTATAGAGGACTCCATGAACTTCTCTAGCTCTAAGTCTAGCAGTTCTTCCTTATGGTCTTCGACAGCCTGTTGAATATCTCTGTCTAGTGTCTCTACCCAGTAGCCTACGGCTATAGAGAGAGCGTCAAGCCTATCGTCATGGATCAGAGAGCCTTTATCTCTAGTCAGCCTAGTAAGCTGGTAGAAGAGCTTATATTTAAGGTCTGTCTCCGATTGGTAGTCCTGTAGGATAATCTTATCGTCCACTATGAGCCGATGCTGGTTGAGTATTGGCTCAAGGGTATCAATCATCCTTTTCTCTTTATTGATGTGGTGTCTTATCTCTTCAATAGAGACTGGATGAACCCTAGTCAATATAGGTTTGAGTAGCTGTGTGAACATACCGTCACCAAAGTTACTCTCTACCACTACCTTATTAACATTCTGTTCCTTAGCCACCCTAGAGAGAACCTCAAGGCTCTCCTCAGAGTACCCATTCTTGAGTCCTCCTGCCGCTGTTAGGTACAACTGTCCTTTCAGCATCTTGACTACAGCATAGGCTGTCTCATCCTTACCTCGACCAGCAGGGTCAATAGACATCACTGAGCCATCCCAAGGGGCAGTCTCCTTAGAGACAGTCATAGGGGCAGTCCAGTAGTCAGCTTTGAGTCCCAAGTTAGGGAGTTCTCTCACTGCATCTATCTGTTCCTTACCAGATGCCCACTGAACGCTTACAGGGGCTTCCTTCCATGAGCTACATCCAGACATTACCATAAAGTCATTGAGCTTCAGAGGGTACTTATCGGCATCTGAGAGGCTAACATCAAGCATGAACTGGAGAGCAAAGCCTGATTTACCATAGGATGCTTCCCGTTCTAACAGATCATCATTGTCAAACCTATCGGGGTCTGTAGGATGCCCCTCTTTTGTCTCTTCATCGGATATAATTGGGGCTAGTTTGTACCCCATAGCGGTCTTTAATCGGCCATCTGGGTAACGGGATGGCCAGATACGGGTCTTATAGCCCCTTTCATCCAAGAGATTGTAGATAGACATCTCTGTTTGGGGCGTTCCCAGAAAGATAATCCTACCGTTAGGCTTCAAGACTGCCTCAAATTCCTTAATGGTCTCTGCCAGCTTGTCCCTCATCATCTGTGTCATAGAGTTATTAGCACTCTCTACGTCATCTGCGATGATAATTCCTGCCCTAGAACCAGTAAGCTGACCTGTTATCCCTAGAGACTTCACAGAAGGCGCATGAGAGGCTTTAGCTGGAGCCACATCAAAGCTAATCTTAGACATCCTTTGTCCATCTCTGGGCTTTAGGTGAGCCAGAATGGGCATCTCATGGATGAGTCGCAGGGTAAAGGTGGAGAAATCATCACTCCTTGTCTTTGAAGCTGATACCACAAGTATATTTTCCTGTGGATTGAGCAATAATTGGTGACAGACAAAGGCTGATGTGATCCATGACTTACCAACGCCACGGAACGCTTCGATAACTATTCTGCGCTCATCCGTATTCTGTAGATAATCTGAGATGTCATACTGAACTGGGGTAGGTGCTGGAAGGTTCAGATGCTTCCATGCCATGTATAGGAAGTTCTTAAAGTCTAATAGCTGTGAGTTCACTTAGGTACTCCATATAGATACCCCTAGAACGCTCTGTAAGCTCTTCTAAGGGACTTTCTAATGTAGGGTGGTAGGTTGGTATAGGTGCTACTGAAGTGCCGTTACATCTTCTTTAAACGGTAGGTCTTCTAACAACTGAGCGAGTGCATTCTCATCTGTGGGGATAGCTGTAATGTCGTTGTCTTTGAGGAACTGACGGGCAACATTAAGTTCCGCTGATTTACACTCTGGGTCTCTTATTCTCTCCAGTAAGATACTTGCGAGTACCTCATGGAGTTCTGAAAGTTTCTTATCTTGTTTCATATTATCTCTCCCGTTGGACACCTTTCACTTTCTCTGCTGTCCTTAGTGTTCCTAAGCCAAGCATCCCTAGTAGAACTGGTAGCATATCTCTGGTATCTACAGTTGGAATAACAACCGCAGATTCAGCCAGAGCAAGCGCAAAGTTTGCCATTGGGATAACCAGAAAGTTACTCGCCATGCCGAATACACATACCCAGCCCACAGCAGGTCTCCAACCTGCCACAAATAGGTTTTTATGTGCCGCTTCTGTCTTATTAACTTCAAGCTGACCCTTCGCAAGTTCCTGTGCGTGTCTCTCTGCCATTGTCGTAAGTTCGTATGCCAGCTTATTTTTTATGTCCTTGTCTTCTATAAATTTATCTAAAAGCCCCGTTACAGGGGCTATAAGGCTAGTTAGTGCGCTCATTGGTTAATCCTCCCGTGATTCTACCAGCACACGGTCAACTGTATCCCTAATGTGCCTGATGTTTTCATCTATTCTCCCCAAGGAAACTGCTTGTCCTTGTACGAGTGTTTCAAGCCCTTCTATCCGTGTACTGTTTTGTGTCACCTGCTTTTCGTTTGCCTTGATGTTTGAATCAAGCTCCGCAAAGAACCAAACGAGTGCTATGGCTTGTACCGCTAGGGCTAACACAAAGGTTAATGGGACACTCTTTTGTAAGTGCCAGTTATCATTAGTTGACATCGTTAAGTGTCCTTTTAGTTAAGTTTTGATGATGTAGAGTACACCTGCGTTAAATGGGATGGTTTCTGAGCCTGTTCTTGGGGTTCCTTGGAAGTTTCTTTCCAAAGGTTCTTTTACCCCTCCAGTGTTCGTTTCACCGTAATCACCAGATCCGTCCCCGAACACTACGTTACGGTTTCCACCTGCACTACCATTCCCATACCCCTCAAAGTCGTGCTTATGGTCTTGCATCTGGTCAGTCGTATAGGCACCTACACTTCCCCCAACATAGTAAGAGCCATTAGCCATTTGCCTTGCCCCACTTGTCCCCGTACCGCGCAGGAAGGCTCCTCTTAGGTCAGGTACATAAAAGGAGCTTGCTGTAGAAGTACCCCAAGTATCCCCAATAGCTGTCCAGAGGTCAGGGAAACCAGTTTTGGATACAAGTTGCCCTTCACACGCTAGGTAGCCTGTGGGTGCTGTAGTGCCACCAAAGGGTTGGATGATACCTGCTGGTGTTCCACCAAGTTGTGCCTGAATGTCAGACGTTACGTTGTCGAGGTAATTAGCTTTGTTTGCCGCATCACCTAAATCTCTTGCTTGAGTCATTACATATTACCTCTTAGTTTTGTCCAGAGTAGCTTTAGGAATACTTGGTGAGGAATAAACAGCCACATAGAGAACTTATAGCCCTTGCTTTCAAGAAACTTCTTGCTACACCAAACTTTCTGGATGTTATCTATATACCTACCCTCGTAGCGTAATACTGCATGACCACCACCATTTACCTTGCAGAAACAAATCTTGGCTTTACGAAATACTAAAGCCTTCCAGAATTTGAATAGGGAACCTTCAAGGAGGTATAGGGCTGTCAGGGAGAAATCCTCACAGTCCCCATAGTATTTACCGTCTGCGGAAGGAGAAGTGAGGATACGCCAGTTATCCCCACCTCTGTCACTTACATATTTAAAGTTGTCTGTTAAATATTCTAGGTTCACTCATACTTACTCCTCTTCCACTGCTTCGGCTTCTACCTGTTCGGCTTCTGCCTGT